CCCTCTAAACTCACAGGCAAGAGAGTTCACGTACTGCGAAGATCGTAATCTCCCGAAACGTAAGGTGGGAATCACCCGAAGGTGTTCCCCCGCCCAACGAATCAGAGTACTGTTCAAAGAACCGTACTCATCGGAGACAGACGTCTTAGTACGCTCGACCTCTAAACCCAACCTTCCAACCGTGCTCATCCAAACATCAGAGGTTCGTTTAACCGACTGAAAAAGGATGTCATCCCCGTTGATCAAACAAGGAACTTTTTCCGCAGCTGCAGGACTTAAGCCATCAGCACGCATTGCCCACAAGAAGGCAAAGCGGTTCTGAAGACAAAGAAGTGGGAAGCTCAAAAAGCTCCCCATCATCTGTCCTACTCGCGGTTCGATCCCATCAGGACAAAGCTTTTCATGGAAAAGAGTTGGCCGAAGGATCTTTAAAGCTTCCTCGCGAAGAGCAACGGGAACGCATATTGCGTTGGAAAGAAGGGTCCCCAAAATCCTCTCAGCTACTTCAATCGACAACTGATCAGTCGCCGACTTGTAGTCTCCAGAGGTGAGGGTCTCGCCCTCCTTCTTCGAAAAGCCAGCTCTGGCAAGCGAAGCGTCCGTCACGTCACCTACGGAAAGCCATCGACAACGTCGAAGGCGATCGTAGATGCTCGTGTGGAGAGGCTTCAGTAGAAGAGTCTCGCCGGAAAATTTCGTCAAAGGACGAGGTTTCCCTGCGGATTGAACTACAATGAGCTCGGCACAACGCTCGATACCTCCTGGATAATGCCCGTTCAGAGCGCCGTCCAGAAATTCCGAATGCTTGCCTTGCCAGCCGGATTGACAGCCGCCTTGAGAGCGAAGGTCATCGACTGTGCCAGAGAGGCCAGGAGAGGTAGAAAGCACACGGTCTTCGTAGATACCGGAATCCCACGCCTTAGGAAAAAGGCGCCTGGTTTCTTTTTCTACGAAGTCCAGATACTTAGAAGGAAGGTCCCGAGCTGATCGCTCGAAACCGTTGACGACTCCACGTAGCAAAGGCATCTCCATGCATTTACAACTTGCAGGGAGAAGCTTCTTCACTGATTGCCAAGCCATCCTCTCCTCTTCGAGGGAGGACGGGCAATCCGCTAGGAGCCCCTTCACAGCTTTAGAGAATGTCATACAATCTCCATCGCCAGGAAGGTCGACGGCGGGCTTCGGATGTCCAAAGACATAAGCCCAATCTCTCAGAGCTCTTGTCACCACTTTTGTGGTGCGTGAGCGGTAAGCGCGACAGGGTCGCGGGGTTCCGTCGTTGACGTATTCACGCATAT